ATATTAAATATATACAATAATTATTTCATATTTGAAATATACCTTTATGTTTCGAGTTAATATTTGATTAATGTTTTCTCTATTAAGTAAAATAATGATTTTGCCTACAAATTTAGACATAAATAAAAATTCAGAAAAACATTTAAACGATACTACATCTAACATTGCGACTGGTGTTGGTGTTGGTTTGTCTGGACAATCATCCTCAACTAACTCAACGAACACAGCATTTAATATAGACATAGATATTTTAGACAAAAGCGCAATTAAGAAAGAGACATACTACAAGATGAAGTACATTATGAATTCCTTGGATAAAAATTGGGCAATAAAGAAAAGGGAAAATATTTTCTATTTGAAAAATTTAGACAATTCAACAAAGGATATTATAACTGAAGATTATTTAAATAAACGTGTCATTGAAAAGATATATAATGATGCTACGATAAAAACACCATCGAGTGATGATATCAACAAAGAAATAAAAAAACAGACGACGCAAGCAATACAAATAACACAAATAACGCAAATAACGCAAATACATCCATATACACACAATAACAATATAGGAACCAAAAAGAAGGAAGATATAATATCTTTAAAAGATGGAATTTTAGCATTAAAAGAATTGATGAATAGAGAAACGATGAACAAAGAAATGATGGATATGAATAAGGAGTTAAGGCAAGAGATATACATAATGATATTTTTAATGAATGCTCTTGAAAGTGGGTGGAGTATTCGAAAGAAAGATAATAATTTTGTTTTTAGGAAAAGACATAATCATAAAAAAGAAGTATATTCAGACAACTATTTAGTGAATTTTTTAAAGAATAATCTAAAAAATATTATTTTTTGAAGAAGATGGTAACGGCGAGTGATTATGAATACCCGCACCCACATACACATAGAAATACACATAATTGAACCAATTATTCAACGACTATATTATCTAGCAAGTATGCACATAGTATGAAAACATTTAAACATAATTTTTATATTATTATAATATCAGAATAATATTATATTAGAATAATATTATATTAGAATAATAGAATAATATAATATACAATATCTATAAGAATAACCCTCCAGCTCTGTCGATACTTTAGGAATAAATGGTCGATACTATGATAAAAACTGTTATAGATTTAATTTTAATGATTTTTAATTATATTTAGTTATTTATTTATAAAAACAATTAATTTTTTTTTATAAATTTTTTTTCTTTAGCAATATTATAATAATCAAAAATGGCAGGAGGTCTTATGCAACTTGTAGCTTACGGTGCCCAGGATGTTTATCTTACGGGCAACCCTCAGATTACCTTTTGGAAGGTGTCTTACAAACGTCACACTAACTTTGCTATGGAGTCTATCGAGCAAACTTTTAACGGTCAGGCAGATTTTGGTCGCCGCGTGACCTGCACCATTTCTCGCAATGGTGATTTGGCTTATCGCACCTATCTTCAGGTTACTCTTCCCGAGATTAACCAGTCTATGGTGGGCACTAACCAGGACGGTGTTTATGCCCGTTGGCTTGATTTCCCCGGTGAGCAGCTGATTTCTCAGGTTGAGGTTGAGATCGGTGGTCAGCGCATTGACCGTCAGTATGGTGACTGGATGCACATCTGGAACAATCTTACTCTTCCCGTTGACCAGCAGGATGGTTACTACGCCATGGTCGGCAATACCACCGAGTTGACTTTCATCACTGATCCTTCATTCAACGCCATCGATGGTCCTTGCCAGGCTAACGCTCCTCGTCAGGTTTGCGCCCCCCGCAACGCTCTCCCCGAGACTACCCTTTATGTTCCCTTCCAGTTCTGGTACTGCCGTAACCCCGGTCTTGCTCTTCCCCTCATTGCTCTTCAGTATCACGAGGTGAAAATCAACCTTGATATCCGTCCCATCGATGAGTGCTTGTGGGCTGTCGGTTCTCTTAACTGCGCCAATAACACAGCCAACTCCCCCGTTGGTGGCCGTGTCAACAACGCCTACAACCAGTCTTTGGTTGCTGCCTCTCTCTATGTCGACTATGTCTTCCTTGACACTGATGAGCGCAGACGTATGGCTCAGAATCCCCACGAGTACCTTATTGAGCAGCTTCAGTTCACTGGTGACGAGTCCGTTGGCTCTTCTTCCAATAAGATTAAGCTCAACTTCAATCACCCCGTCAAGGAGCTCATTTGGGTTGTACAGCCTGACCAGAACGTTGACTACTGCTCTTCTCTGGAGTGCAACCAGCTTCTCTACCGTGTTCTTGGTGCTCAGCCCTTCAACTACACCGATGCTATCGATGCTCTTCCCAATGCTATTCACGCATTCGGTGGCCACGATGCAATTGCTGATAACTCTGGCTCTTTCATCGACCCCTCTGGTCTCTTCCACGAGGCTGGCGCTCTGGATGTTACCAATGCTTATTGGTGGGGTCAGGGTGATCAACCTGGTGTCCCTGACTACACTCAGTCCAATATGGGCGGCGCTGGTATTACTAATATCTACCACCCGGATACTCCCTATGAGAACTCTGGTGTCTCCGATGCTGGCACTTTCGTCCTCACTGAGACCTCTCTTGCCCTCCACTGCTGGGGTCAGAACCCTGTTGTCACTGCTAAGCTCCAGCTTAACGGCCAGGATCGCTTCTCTGAGCGTGAGGGTACTTACTTCGATCTTGTCCAGCCTTACCAGCACCACACTCGCACTCCCGACACCGGTATCAATATCTACTCCTTTGCCCTGAGACCAGAGGAGCACCAACCAAGCGGATCGTGCAACTTCTCTCGCATTGACAATGCTACCCTTCAGCTTGTTCTCTCCAACGCCACCGTTGAGGGCACCAAGACTGCCAAGGTTCGTGTCTATGCTACCAATTACAACGTTCTCCGTATCATGTCTGGTATGGGAGGGTTGGCGTATAGCAATTAAACACAGTTTTGTTACCATATATCGTGTTGTATTTTTACTACTATTTTAATAATTAACTTTTGCTTGTTGATTATTAAAGCAAAAAACAGCTTAAAGACATATATATAATAGGAAATATAGCACACAATGAGCGTCGACATCGTAAATCTGATTGAATCCAACCCCATTACAAAACTTAATGGTAATTACAAGTCAAAATTGATTGAAAAAGTTAAAAATAATTTTACAAGTTATGAACAACAGCTATTTTTGTCAAGTTTTTATTGCTATTTTAAGTATGATAACAAAACAGATTTTGTTATTGATTTAGATAATATATGGAAATGGTTAGAATTTAGTTCAAAACACAAATCAAAAGAATTATTAAATAAATTATTTATAGCAGGTAAAGATTATAAAACTTTGCTCACCCCACAGGGTGAGCAAAAAAATACAATATGTGGTCCCGAAACTTCAGGAGAAAAAAAAGAAACAAGAGGAGGTCATAACAAAGGAATTATTATGTTAAATATAGATACATTTAAAAAATTTTGTTTAAAAGCTGATACAAAAAAAGCAGATGAAATTCATGATTACTTTATTAAACTTGAAACTATTATGTTTGAAATAGCTAATGAAGAATGTCAAGAACTTACACAACAATTAAAAAAAATAGAAACCACCAAAAATAAAGAAATGGAAGAAAAATTAATTAAACAAAAAGAACTAGATAATGAAAAATTTCTACTCAAACAATTTAATAATGCCGGAAATATGGTTTATATTATTAAAGTTAAGACATTTGAAAATGGTTCATATGTTGTAAAAATAGGAGAAAGCAGAATAGGAATTATGGGTAGATATAATGAACATAAAAGCAAATATGAGGAATGCACATTACTTGATTGTTTTTGCGTAAATAAAAGTAAAGACTTTGAATATTTTCTACATAGTCATAGTATTATAAAACCAAATATAGTAAAAAATCTACCGAATCACGATAGTGAAAATGAATTATTTTTAATCGGTGGTAATCTTACATATAAAGTATTATCAAAAATAGTTAACGATAATATAGATAATTATAATTATAAAGTAAATGAGTTGTTGCTTGAAATTGAAAATTTAAAATTTAAAAATCAAGAAAATGCTGTAAGTACAAATGTAAACAATGATAATGAATTATTAAAGGAAATAATACATACTAATAAAATTTTATTAAGTAAAGTTAATTCTTTAGAACAAACAAATAAAGAAATATTAAGTAAGTTAAACTCACAACAAGAGAAAAAAATAGTTACTGGTTTTAATGAACAACTACCTAACCTCGGTCCAAGACTCCAAAAAATAAATCCTGAAACATTACAGTTAACCAAAGCGTATGAGTCCGTTACAGAAGCAATGAATGAAAGTAAAAATATAAAGAGACCGAGTATAATGAAAGCAATAGCTGAAAACACTATTTATTGTGGTTTTCGATGGTTACTAGTTGAAAGAAATTTGGATCCAAATATTATACACGAAATTAAGCCTACAAAAGAAACAAAGGTTCAAAATCTGGGTTACATAGCTCAACTAGATAAAGATAAAACCAACATCGTAAATGTGTATATAGATAGAAAAACAGCAGCAAATTTTAATGGTTATACGTCTTCGTCCGCATTAGATAATCCTGTAAAAAATAATAGTTTAGCAAATGGTTTTTATTATATGTTATATAATAAATGTGACGATGAATTAACTAGCAAATTTGAAGAAATAAACGGAGCACCAATGTTATACAAAAATGGTGTTGGACAATATGACACAAATAATAACTTAATAAAAGAATTTGAATGTAAATACGATTGTATTAAATCGTTAGCAATAAGCGACAAAACATTGACAAAAGCACTTACTAAAAATATCCCATATAATGGACACTATTACAAAGAAATAGGTGAAAAATTAAAGATGGTGTAAATAAAAACGAATTATGAAACACACCACAACTAATAATAATATTATTACTAGTATATAAATAATATTATCATATCAATATAACAAAATGAACTCCCAAGAAAATATAAAAATATTTAAAAAAATGAGTAAATGGTTAAAAATACTTAATTTAGATAAAGAAGCATATAATCATACATTATATAATTTATATTTTACATGGTGTGGATTACGAACCGCTTGT